GTGAAGGCGCACTGCCAACCACCACGATTGGCTTCTGGATCGAGTTTGGCCGCTGGCAGCGCTACATGGTGCGCACCGACAAAGACGGCAATTGGTACACCGTCAAGCGCCCGGAAAGCGTAGGAAAACCAGCGCCAGGACGCGATGCATCACAGGCGCAGAAAGATGCGTACTGGATGCCACGCAAGGATGGCCCGGTGTACTGGTTGCCGAAGTCATTTCTTCGCTCCAGCTATGAAGCAAAGAAAGCTGAAGCCGCCCAAGCCGCCAAAGCGCGTATGGCAGAGTTAATCCGCGAGGCATTGCAATGACCATCGAAGCACTGGTTTATACGGCGCTCAAGTCGCTCTGCGCCAGCCGCGTCTATTTTGACGTTGCCCCAATGGGTGCGGCCATGCCGTACATCACCTTTACGCAAGTCGGCGGCGAGGCCATCAGCTACCTTGAAAACACCGTGCCAACCCTGCAAAACGGTCGCTTTCAGTTCAACGTGTGGGGCAACAGCCGCAGCTCGTGCAGCGCACTGATGGCGCAGATTGAAACAGCGCTGGTCACATCAACAGCATTTCAGGCGCGCCCGATTGGCGCGCCGCACAGCCTCTACGACAACGACATGCAGTTGTACGGGGCAATGCAAGATTTCAGCGTGTATTCCGCAAGGTAGCACGCGAACCAAGCAATCGAACGAACCCGCCAAGTGCGGGTTTTTTCATTTTGTGCCCGCAAAGGGCTTTTAACCAGCCGCAGCAATGCGGTTTTTTTACGCCCATTGCGGGCAGATTGTTAGCCGGGATACCCGGCAGAAAGAACCACCATGGCTTCAGTCCCAACAGGTACTATCTATTCGATAGCAACAGTATTCGCCGCTGCAAAAACAGTCAGCGATGTGTCAAACGCAGCAGAGGCATCCATCTCCTGCACCGCCCACGGTTTTGCCGTTGGCGACATTGTGCAACTTTTCAGCGGCTGGGGTCGCCTCAACCGCCGTGTCGTGCGCATCAAATCCGCCACCACGGATGCATTTGTTGCCGAAGGCATCAGCACCTCAAACACCGAACACTACGCGGCAGGCTCCGGCGGCGGCACGGTTCGCAAGGCCACCACCTTCCAGCAAATCAGCAAGATTCTCAACCAGCAAAACTCTGGCGGCGATCCCAAAAACGTCACCGTCAAGTTCCTCGAATCTGACAACGAAGAAACCATCTTTGACGGCTTTTCCGCCGTCACTGAATCGTTTGACATTGACGCTGACGAATTTGGTGGAACGGCATATGCCGCCTTGGTGGCGCTCACCGAAGTGCAGACCGACACCGTACTGAAGAAGACGCTCAAGTCCGGCTCCATGATCTTTACGCCCTGCCGCATTGCGTTGAATGAGAACGTGAAGATGTCTGACGGCCAGATCATGACCAACGGCGTGTCAATCAATGGCAACGGCCGCATCACCCGCTACGGCGCGTAAGTAAGCAAGTCCCCAAACCCGCTAGAGCGATCTACGCGGGTTTTTTTACGCCCGCTTGGTAGCACCTCGTCGGGTTTTTTTGTTTACATAAGGAAAATTACCATGGCACGTTTAGTCCTCGGAAAAACCCCCGCAACATTCAAGCCGTTCGCTGTCAAATTCACTCTGCCGGACGGCGTTGAAGATCAAATTGTTTGCACGTTTAAGTACATGACACGCAGCCAATTTGCCGCATTTTTGAATGAACTGTTTCTCGAATCTGGCGAAGCAAAACCGGACAAGGACGAGAAAGTTGACTTCGAGAAGATGTTCGCAAAAGGCGGCGAAAAGACAGTCGCACACCTTACGAAAATTCTTCACGACTGGGACCTGGCAGAAGAAGTAAGCGCTAAAAATCTCGCCACATTGCACGACCAAGTGCCCGCCGCCGCAGCCGCCATGACTTCGTGTTTTTCCAGCGCAGCGACCGAAGGCAAACTGGGAAACTAAAGGACGGTATGCGGGCAATGTACGCCCGCATACCAACCGAAAAAGAACTGGTAGGCACAGGGTTCGTTCCAGCCGACTACGAAACAGACGAATTTGAAGTCTGGCCTGAAAACATGCCCGCCATCAACCTGTTTAGCGTCATCTCAACGCAGTGGCGAACAGGCGGTATGGGTGGCGCGACAGGCCTTGATTACAACGTGCTATTTGCCCGCATGGAGCGCCTGAAATTATCCGAACGGGATTACGAATGGCTGTTTGACGACATCCGCGCCATTGAGTCAGAAGCCTCATCCATCATCAACCGAAAAGACTGAAACACCATGTCCGACGACCTGCTAACGACGATACGGTTTGAAGTTGATGCAAATGATGTAAGCACGGGCTTAACGTCCATAAAAACGTCAATTGCTGACCTTGGCAAAAAAACAAGAGAAATCACAAAGGGCATCAATGATCAGCTAAAAACCATTGGTGACTCAAATCTTGACGTGGGCGCAAAGAAAGCCACGAAGGCAGTTGTACGCGACATGGCCGAGATGGCAAAACAGCTTGCATCCACCGGCTCTACCGTTCAAAAAGAGTTCAAAAACATCGACAAGTCAGTCGATGAAGTTTTCGTAAATCTATCCGGGAAAGGCGTGCCCACAAAGGCTATTGACGCATACTTCAAACTGCTAACACAAGCCCAAAGCGTTGCGCGAAATCAGGCGGAAGCAGCCGCCAAATCAGCCGCAGAACAAGCGACTGAAACACAGCGCCTAATCGCCGTAGAAGATCACTACGCGTCACTGAAAAATCAGCACGCAGCGCACAACAAAGCCATTGCCGATGCCACAGCGGCATCCTTGCGCGAAGAACTTGCATTGCTTGCATCCATCAACGATGCCACCCTGCGCATCAAGACGACCGGGCGCGCAGCGGCTACACCATCGACGTACTACGAGGCCAAGGCGGGCGTAGCACCATCGGCCAACGTCAACGCCGCACTGAATGCCATGAAGGCCGAAGAAGCCGAAATAATCCGGCTAAACAAACTCAAAGCGGACAGCGCACTACTTGAAGAAACGCAAACCAAGGCCACCCGTGACCGCGCCGCCGCGCTCGTTGCGTACTACACCGAAGCGCAAAACGCAGAGCTAAACCTCATTCACACCGGGCGCGCCAAATCATCGGCCATGCTCGTTGACAAAGGCCAGCGCCTGGGCTTTACCGATGCCGAAGTAAACGCCGCCGTTGGCAACCTGAAAAAGATCGAAGCCGCCAACGCCGCCGCCTTTGCATCAGCTAACCCGCATCTCGGCAAACTCAAAGATCAAGCAGATGCCGCCGGAACATCCGTCAAAGGCTTGAATGCAAACCTGCGCAACGTCCCGGCGCAGTTCACCGACATCATCGTGTCGCTGCAAGGCGGGCAAGCGCCGCTCACGGTTCTGTTGCAACAAGGCGGGCAACTTAAAGACATGTTCGGTGGCACCGGCAACGCGGCCCGCGCGTTGGGTGGCTACGTCATGGGCTTGGTCAACCCGTACACCATCCTGGCCGGTGCGGTGGGCACCCTTGCGCTTGCCTACATGCAAGGCGCAGCCGAATCCGAAGCCTACAACAAGTCGCTGATCATGACCGGCAACGCCGTCGGAACCACCGCAGGACAACTCTCGCAAATGGCGCAAGCCGTAGCGCAAGCCACCGGCGGCACGGTGGGCGCTGCCGCTGAATCATTGGCCCTGCTGGCCGGTTCAAGCAACATCGCCGCTTCGCAATTCGAGAAAATCACCGCCGTTGCAACACAGATGGAACGTGTCGCAGGCGTGGCCATCAAAGACACCGTGGCGCAATTTGCCGAACTAGGCAAAGACCCGGTAGCGGCAAGCGAAAAGCTCAACGCCAGCACGCACTACCTCACCGAAGAAATCTATCACCAAATCAAGGCGCTTGAAGATCAAGGCGACAAGGCCGGGGCCGCAGCACTGGCGCAAAGCGCCTACGCAGACGCAATGAGCCAACGGATACCAGCGCTTGCACAGAATCTTGGGATTCTCGAACAAGCGTGGAAAGGCATCTCAGGTGCGGCAAAATCATCATGGGATGCCATGCTGAATGTTGGCCGCGAAGGCAACATCATGGCCGAACTGCAAAAAGCCATTGCCGTGCGCGAGGGGTACTTGCGCAACAACGTAACCGGCGATGTGCCAACGGATGACGCGAAGCTCAACGCATTGCGCCAGCAATTGATCATGCAGGAAAAGGGCGCAGGCTACGAGGCACAAAGTGCAGCCGCGCAAAAAGCAGCCGCAAAACAGGCCGAAGCCAGCATAGCGCTATCCAAAGAAGCCGAAAAGAACGCATCCAAGCAAGTGCAGATGGAGCGTGAAATCGCCAAGGTGCGCGAACAATACAACAACAGCGCAAAGAATGCGCAAGACACCACAAACTACGAAGCGTCTATTCTTGGTATTCAAAAGCGTTTCACCGAATCAGCCAAAGCGGTTCGCGCCCACAAAGAAGCCATAAGCGAAGCCGACAAGGGTTTGAAGCTGTACTTTGACCTCATGGATAAAGGCGCAGGCTTTACGGCTACATGGTCAGAGCAAGTCAATCAATTGCGCGCCTCACTGGATACTGGCGGCATAAGCCAAGAGAAATTCACCGCAGCGGTGCAAGAGCTTTACAGCAAGCAGCCGCTGGTGATAGCCGCCATCAAAGAACAAGAAGCCGCGCAAAAAGCACTCGACAAAACCCAAAAAGAAAGCACTGCCAATCTGGTGCGCAATATTGGCTACGAAATCACGGCACGAGAAAAGCAGGTCGCAGCGCAGGTAAAACTTGGCGACTACCTCAACGCTTCCACCATGGCGCTGACGGCTGAATCGCAAGCCCTGGATGACGAAGCCGCCATGATGGGCAAGAGCGCCGACGAACGCGCACGCCTTGCTGATGCGCTGAAAGTTGAAGTCCAGTACCGAAAAGAGCTGGACAAAATTGCGAAAACCACATTCGACGACCCTAGCGAACGTACCGCAAAAGAAGCGCAAGCCGCAATGAATCGCGCCACGGCGCTTGGCAACGCTGCCCGCGCTCGCGAGATCAGCGAGTACAACAAAACCTTTGACCGCATCGAATCCGGCCTAGTCGACGCATTGATGAAAGGCGGCAAGGAAGGCGCGCAAGGCGTGCGCGATTTGCTGGTGCAGGAATTGTTCAGCAAGCCGTTCCAGATGGTTGTGCAGGCGCTTATTTCACCGATTGCTGGGGCAATGACAAGCGCCGCAACGTCCCTCGTTGGTGGATCAGCGAGTGGCGGGGGTACGTCTATATTCGGAGCTATCAGTGGCGTGAAGTCGTTCTACGACGCGCTCAACGGCGGCATCACCACAGCCATTGCTGATGGCTTCGGGACGTTCGCGGCAAGCAGCGCTGGTCAGTCTATGGGCTTGTCCACATCCATGGGGGTGATGGGTCCACCCACTGCGTCTGGGGCAGCTCCAACGATGCTTACCGAGTTTGGTGCCAGCGCGCAGGGCTGGGCCACGCAAATCGGCGGCACGCTGGCGGGTATCGCGCTTGGGTCAATGGCTAAAAACCTGATCAGCAACGGCTACACTGTCAGCAAGGGTGTTGAGACCATCGAGAACATCGCTATTGTGGCGGCATCGGCAATTGGCGGACCTGTCGCCGGCGCAATTGCGGGCGCTGTGTCTGGTGTGTTCAACGCGCTATTTGGGCGAAAGCTGAAAGACAGCGGCCTCGAAGGCACCTTCGGTGGCGACGCCGGGTTCACAGGCAACAACTACGAGTTCTACAAGGGTGGCCTGTTCCGCAGCGATAAGACCAAGACCAGCCCGCTCGACGCAGGGGTGCAAGACAGCTTGGCAGCCCAGTTCCAGGTGATGCAGCTCAACACGGCGATGATGGCAGAATCCCTCGGCCTAAGTGCCGACTCAGTAGCCAGTTTCACCACCAGCATCAAGGTGAGCATGAAGGGGTTGACCGATGAGCAGATCGCCGAGAAGATGACGGAAGAGTTCAGTCGCATCAATGACGAACTGGCGCAGGGCGTATTAGGCAGCTACAAAGAAACTCTGACCGAAGCACAGAGGCTGGTATTCGACCCAAGCAGTTTTGGATCAGGCGACTCTGACAACGGGTCCAGCGGATTCACCTACGCCACGGAGCAGGTGAAAACCCTTACCTACGTCGCCAGTGAGTTTGCTATCAAGGGTGAGACCGCTGGACAGACGCTGGCTAGACTGTCGACCAGTCTGGTGGTGGTGAACGCTGCGTTTGAAGCTCTGGACTACTCACTGCTTGAAGTCAGCCTGGCCGGGGGCAGCACCGCCAGCAAGATCATTGAGGCTTTCGATAAGCTCGATCAGACGGCCGGTAACGGTGTCGAGACCTTCACGAGGTTGTTGGCGGGTTACGTTGACAACTTCTACAGCACCGCTGAAAAGACCGCCATGGCTACAGAGAGCGCCGAGGAGGGTTTCAGGAAGCTTGGGCTGGTGATGCCTGACGTTAACGGTAGCCTGCGTGACACGTATCGCACGATGGTTGAGGGCTTGATGGACGCACAGGCCGCCGACCCAAGCGAAGCCAACGCCAACGCCATGGCCGGTGCTCTGGCCCTTGGGGGAAGCGTCGAAATCCTGGCCGACAATTTCGACGCCGCCACTAAGACCATCGCCGCTGACGCGGTGGAGTACGTCGCCAACCTGACTAAAGTAAACGCTGCCCTGCGCACCAGGCCACCAGAAGTCGTTGTTGGCCCTACCGCCCCTGCTACCCCTATTGCCGCGCAGGACCTCACTGCAAGCAGTTGGGCAATTGTGATGGCGCAGGCCATGCTCGACACGTCAGAGTCTGGTAAGGTTTACCTCGCCACTCTGATCGAGCAGGACGCAGCGGTGAAAGAGATCATCGCCAGCAACACTGCCGCCCGTACTGCCATGATGAGCTTCAACGACACGTTCCACGGCAGTGCAGGAAACCTCGAAATCATAACGGGGGAGCTGACTAAGGAGTTCGGAGCGTTGGGACTTGCAATGCCCAAAGACGGGACAGTGGCTTGGTACACCGCCCTGGTTGACAACGCTCGCACCCTAGACCAGAACGTCCCCGCCAACCGCGCTTACCTTGGCAGCCTGATGAGTTTGCAAGGCGGTATCGGCGACATGGCCGCAGCCGCTGACCGGGCTGCACAGTCAATGGCGGCACTGCGCAGCGCGTCCGATCAGTACAACATCAATATGGGTAGGACTACCGAACTCGGAGTGGCTCAGAGGAACCAAACCGATGCGTACAACGACCTTGTCAAGGCTCTGCCAGGATTCGCTGGGTACAGCGAATCTCAGGTGTTGAGCTACGTTACCAACAGCTCGAAAGTAAACGAGTTTGATGCAATCCTTGGGGAGACAGGGAAGGAACTTGCCACAGCTTTTGTTACAGCAACGAACAGTGTTTACAGTGCAATCCAAAGCCAAACCGACAGCGACACAACCCCCGACACCAGCGCTGCTGATGCCGAAACTGCCCGCCTCAAAGAAATTGCCGACGAACGCCAGGGCATCCAAGACCAGCTTGACCGACTGACCATGACCGGAACTCAGTTGCTGTACAAGCAGCGTGATGCACTGCATGAAAGCAACCGTGCCCTGTTT